CTATCATTGCGGTAATCCTGTATTGCTAGAGCCTGACTGTACACCGTTGTGGGTGTGTGAATCCAAGGTGATACCTGCACCAGATACACTACCAGTTGCGGTTAGATTTCCAGTTAGGTTTATATTTCCCTTAATCTCAATTGTACCATTTTCAAACAAGCGGATATAACACGACTCTGCCCCGATGTGCATAGCGTTTGGAATAATGGTCAATGCGTTTGGTTTTGACTTATAGGCAGGCATGAAAAACGCATCTGATAAGTCATGAAACCGAATGTCAAGCGGTACGGATGCACGACCAGATTCGAACCATCCGTCAATACATCGTTCTGCAAAGTGAGCTAATCCTTCATCACCTGGCGTTGGTGTGGCAGTAATCGAGAATGCACCATACGACAACATAGCTACAGGAACGTCTACAAGTGGCGGCAATGATAAGGCGTTACCATCATAATCCATTTGTGTGATTAATAGCTCAATTGATACGGTTTGGTCAGCGGCATTGAATGAAACCACTCTTGCAGGTAATGCGGTATGTAGCTTCATTTGTACTGAATCATTGTTGGATTCTAGTAATTCAGTTTGGGATATGTCACTCATAATCCTAAACGCTCCTTAGCAATAGCAAAATACTTATCATCCATTTCAATACCAATAAACTTACGATTCGTATTAACGCAAGCGACACCTGTAGAGCCTGAACCCATTGTAAAATCTAAAACCGTTTCTCCTTCTTGCGTATATGTTTTGATTAAATACTCTAATAGTGCAACAGGTTTTTGGGTGGGGTGTAATCTGGTTTGTGCAGAAAAATCTCTAGGGTACATTAAAACAGTTTTTGGAAATCGAAAACCTGTGTTTACCTGTTTAATAGGTTTCAACCCCTTAGATAGACTATGTTCCGTGTGACACTGTTTGTTGTCCCTTGTGTAAGGTTCACCTTTTGTCTTTTGAGGGTAGTAGTTAATCTTACCTTTACCAAAAACTAAAATATTTTCATGGGATTTCATTGGTTGTATATTCGCCAACTGTGGTTGTGTTCCCTTATTCTTATCCCAAATCTGTTCGTACTTAAACATTTTTGGATTCGACATAATCAAATTGCTTGTGAATGGTTGCGAACCAAATAAAACAATAGCGCCATTCGGTTTAATGATGCGTTTCAATTGCTGCCACATTAAATCAAAGTCAATTACAGAATCCCACTTACAAGCTGTCGTACCGTAGGGTGGGTCAGTCAAAACCATATCAACAGAATTATCAGGTATGGTTTTCATCAATTCTAAGCAATCGCCATGTAATAAGTTAATCATAAAAAAAGACCCTAGAGTATGGGTCTATTTTAGCATTTTTACTTAGCGGCTTTTTCTTTCGTATAAAACGTGCCGTTCTGCAACGTCAGCACACAAGTCCAGTCATTGCCTTTATTGCCACCCTTCGTCTGTAGTTTAGTGATTTTAAAATCACCTGTGTATTCTGCAAGCATAGATTCAACACGGCACAATTGACCCACACGCATTACATTATTTAGATAGCATTGAACCTCAAGCCCATCGCTTAATTTTTGCGGACTGCCAATCATCCCTGTTTCTTCTGAAATCAAGAATCCTTCATTATTTGCTAGTGCATTTTGCTTAGGTAATAACAGTAATTCACCATCTTGGATACTCCAATCCGCATCCTGATTCTTTGCCACTTGTGTCATGACATCACGCGCATTCCCGACTAGCGTTTTACCACGTGGCAACTTACGTTCCTTACTATATTCCTGCTTGCCCTTTCCTGTGCTTGGCATTGCGCCTAGCGTCTGTTTAACAATTTCCTGATCGGTAGCACCTTTTCCAACTGTAACCGCCACACGCGCATCTCTGTAGTCCTTAGACCCATCGCTACAAGTCATTAACGTGGTAATGTCTGTACCTTCTTTACGATTCTCCACATCATCAATATAACCAACGAATAGCGTTCGTAAATCATCTTGATAGCCCGCATTAAATAGAATGCGATTGTATTTTTTATCTGTGATTAGGTTACGAGTGGATTGGCTTAAGTTGGTCAAAGTAAACGTGGCAGGGTTTGGCTCTTTTGAAATCGTCTTATCAATATCGAATGACATGGTTAGGCCATCAATTACAATTGATTCTTTGTCATTGCCTATGATTAGTTCATAACTACGCCCGAATTGCTGCACGATACTCGTCCTTATCCAAAATATATACGTTTAGAATATCATCAAGCATGATGAAGATGAATGGTAGGCGCGATTGGATAAGCGAAGGCGAACCAACTGCAAAGGCTTCCGATTGAGTAATGTATTCTTGCTCGTTGTTATCAAATAGGTCAAATTGCCAAATGCCCCAGATTGAATTAAATCGGGTTGTGAGCGTTAAATCATAGCCATAGTATACAAAGTTTTGCGTCTGTAGTGGCTCGGTCGTGTGTGGTATTAGATACATTAGCCCACCATCTTTTTAAGTAATGACTGCTGTTTTTGTGGTGTTTGTTTCGTTGGATTCGTTTTACCATTCGCTTTTGGTTTAGCAGCTTGGTCGGCACTGCGCCCTGTTTTCTTCTTACCTTCTGGTTTAGACTTTGCATCCGCTGCTTTTTGCTGCGATGGTACGTTTACAACAAGCCCCGATACGGTTCTAGTCTCAACAACATGCACCTCTTTAAATGATAGAGATAATTCCACACTGTCGTCCGTGCCACGATTAGCTGCAACACCTGTTAGCAACAAATTGTTATATGTCATCAATCCACTAGTGACTACTAGCAATTCACCACTTGCTTGAATAGAAAGTAGATCCGCATAAATCTTTTCAAAACGGTTCGCGCTTGGAGCTTCATCGCCTAGCCATCCAAGCGAGTTGGGTGGGAATCTGCCAAGCTTGGTTGCTACGGATTGGATTTTATCTACCGCATTGAGAACTTGTCCTGCATATCTGTTAAATGTTGCTTGTGCTTGGTCAATTGCAGCACCAACACCTAAAGGCAATGGTAGAGATTTTAGAAACGGCATTTCACCTGTTAGTTTTTGCGCCAGGGCGAATGGCTCATAGTTGACAATAATTCCCCGAACCCCATATCGTTTAGGTTCTAAATATGAATGGTCACTACTAAGCGCGCCCGATTCCATTGGGTTCTCAGTAACCATTAAATTGGATTCATGGCTTTCTTCTAACTGACAATCCAGTGTAAACGAGCCAACGCTGAATGATGCCACGGTGGTCGTGTCTGCTGTGTAGCTTTTAATAAGGTCTATGATCATGCTTTAGCAGCTCCACCCATGTTTGATTGAGTTGATTTCAGCTTCTTGTTCATACCGCTAACAATTGCGTTTGGATTTCCTGCACCATTTACGATAAAACTAGCATTGGTTGTATTGGTGCTGTTCACAACACGGCTATTGCTAGCACCCACACCCGCGGCTTGCCTATCACCCATATTCACATTGGCATTAATACCGCCACTGAATAAGCCTTTCAAGCCTTGCCATTTGTTTGACACCCATTCAAATGCGTCTGAGAATGGTTTTACAATGCTGTCATAAATACCACCGAAATAAGCCTTGGTATCATCAATAAACTTTTTAACCGCATTGATCATTTTCTCGATAGCTTGAGAAGTTGCGTCTACAATCTTATTCCATACATCAGCAGCAGCTTGCCATAATGATGAAAATTGCGACTCGCCACCGTTTAACCATTTAATTAAATCAACGATAAAGTAGATTAAAACACCAATAAGCGTAATGATTAAACCAATTGGATTCATAAGCATAGCTTTACCGACAAATAGAATTGCCTTGGCTAGTGTCATGAAATTTCCAGTAACACCACCTAGCATTGGAGTTAATAAAGCAAATGCAATACCAATGGACTTGATTGCGCTTTTAGCTTCTTCACTGAATCCGTTCCAAATGTCTTTAGCTTTATTCACCCAGCCAATCATCTTTTCCCAGAATGGCCCTAGCAACGACTCCCCACCTTCCATATAGGTCATGAAGTCGTCAACGAGTAATACAATTACACCCAACGCTAAAAGAAACAACCCCAAAGGAGATGTCACAAATGCAAGAATAGCGGCGCGTTTCAGCCATAAGAAAGCTGCGCCCAAAATCATCAAGGTGGCTTTCCATCCGATTGTCTTAGTCACAATCATGTCGATGAAACGAGCAAAATTAACAATCGCACCCATTACGCTTGTGATAGCTTTTAAGAATGCCAAGATACCGTTTACAATTGCGTCTTTGTTTACTTTTAAAAAGTTGTCAAGACTATCAATCATTTTCTGCATGGTCGGCAAGAAACCGAAAGCCAGTTCTACTTTTAATGATTGGAATCGCTTGCCTAGTGTTTCGACTGAATCCTTATATTTCTTTTGTTGTTCTAGTTGATTCTTTGTGACTTCGGTTAATAGCTTTTCTTCTTTGATTAAATCTTCTAGTTCCATGATTGTGCCGTGGAACATTGCCCACGCACCGCCTAACACACCAGTGAAGAAACCAACGATACCCATTGCAGCTTCAATAGACGATACAAAGCCGTCAGTCGCTTCATAAGCGCGTGTCATTGCGCCTTCGGTTTGGTCTGCGCTCTTTGTTACGTCATCGAGTGCATCATCAAACTTTTCGACTGCTTTTGTATCTGCCTTAACGCCTAATGCAATTAGGAATTCGTCAATCAACACTGTTAGCCACCACTTGTAAAATTCTTTGTCATTATACCACTAGGCGAATGAATAAAACGCAGGCACAAAAAAACCGCTGGCAGGCGGTTCATTTGCAGACTACCGAAGCAGCCTAAATATTCTTTGTTACTTGGGATTGATTAACCGTCAGACCTAGCAAACAAGAATTGTAGCTAGTATACACAATATTTTCTATTAGTGCAACAAAAAACCCAGCCGAAGCTAGGTTTTTACCTTATCCATTTCATCTTTACTATTTAGGAATCTAACCAAGATCGCTTCATGCAAGTCTATCCATTCATCTAAAGAATAAGCACCCTGCTTTAACTCAAGCATTGATGCTTTCTTCTCCATGATGGGTAGCCATATAAACCAGTTTACCCGACTTTCGCCAGCGCTTTGTTCATCGCTTGCCCTAGCATAGTCTTCGCAAATGCTTCGCCACTTGGTAAGAAATCCAAAAAATGGAACTTCAACCCCGCTACCAATACTTGTGTGTAATGGCTGCGATGTCCTGAGAAATGGGCAGACTGTTCGTTTTTAGAATTAAACAAGACACCTTTACCATTATCGACAACTTTGATTGTTTCAAATACAAAATCACGAATCTTATCGAAGTTAGCACCTGATAAATTACCAAGTACAGCGCCCAGATTAATCTCGAAATCAGGCGTTTTTTTGCCGTCTTCATCTTCAACCATTTTTACTTCAATAAGACCATCGGCAAAGTTTAACAATTTGCGGGCATGGCTTTCTGCTTTGAAAAAGTCTGCTTCCACAAAATGGTACTCAATGCCTTCAATTTCCAAGATGTCTTGCTTAATCATTTACTACTTCCCTTCGGTCAAGATACGGTCTTCATTTTCAAATGTAATAGTGTATTGCGTGTTGTTATGTCCATTACCACGAACATAGGCAGGCTTTGCAGTGAACCATCCATTAATTAGTTTAATCTCATCACCGTTCACTGTGTCTTTATAGTATGCCTGCAAAGGTGAATGTGTTTTGAGGTTAGCCTGTG